GTCTTTAATAGGCTCACTCTTTTTTTCCTCCAATATATCTTCTATTTTAGATACTAAACGATTTATTTTTCTATATCTTATCTCACTACAGCAACAGGATACGGCAACTTTTATTTCATTTGTTAAATCCAAAAGAGTATCAATCTTTTTCTTTGAGTAGATCTTCAAGGCTCTCTTCTCCTTTCCTCTGGTGTAATTTGTTGTGCAAATACATAGCAGTCCAACAGCCCAGAGCTGCGCCTACAGCTAACTTCCATACTACATCCCAACTCGCCCCAAGCTGTACTATGTTTAGAATAATATATACTTCTGTAAAGGCCATACCTAAACTAAAGAAAGGTACAGAAATATAGTTATTAAAGGCTACGTTTCTCTGTTGAAAAGCCTTAACAAATACAGATATAAAACTAGCTATTATCAGTTTCATCTATCTCATACTCCCAATACTCCAACACTACTCCCCAAGGAATAAACATTGGCGTATTAATATATTCACTATCATTATTAAAATAATCTGTAGCAAGAATAATTCCTTTTGTATTTTCAGCAACTCTCCAACCTGCTGAAGTTCTTATAATAGGTTCTAGTTCTTTGGCATCGTCTACGGACATATCCATTGTATTTACCCAAGCATCTGCCCATTTAACTTCTACAAGTTTCATATCTTTTATCCTTCGCAGCTTATGCAGTCTTCTTCCTCTAAGTTAATCCGAGGTATTTTTATATTGACGTTCTCTGTTTCTCGCGCAGAATCAGAACGTAAATAATAAAGAGATTTTAATTGGTGCGCCCCGGCCCAGTGTACATCATTTACATACTGTAAAAAATCATCGTGTATTTCTTGTTCGGCATCTATTGCCGGAGGTTTAAAGAAGAGATTTATACTTTGGCTCTGACAAATATATTCTTGTCGCATTCTAGCATGTTCAATGATCCATATTTGATTTATCTCCGGCGCAGTTTTAAATATTTCTTTTATGTCATCTGATAAAATATCTAAATGCTGTACTGATCCGCTATGCGCTTCAATATCTTTCCAGACTTCTTCTCTTTTTTTATTTCCCGGCACAAGTCCTAATAAAATTTCTTTAAGATATTTATTTCTGACCTGAAAACTACCTGTTAATGTTTTATGTGTATATACATTAGCCCTGAAAGGTTCAACAGAAGGACTGGCTCCGCCACAAATAATAGAACTAGAGGCATTAGGAGCTACTGCAAGCAAGTGTGCATTTCTTTTACCGCTCCCTTTCATGTCAGGGGCTTCGCCTCTTTCTTCGCCAAGTTTTCTAGTAGTTGTTAAAGCTCTTTCCTTTATAAAAGAAAAAGCTTTGTTGTTAAAAGAAGCAGCATACATACTTTCAAAAGGAATATTATTTTTCTGAAGATAACTATGGAATCCCATAGCCCCTAAGCCTAGCGATCTTTCTCTCATCGCAGAGTAAGCAGCTTTAGCATAACCGCCTTTTCCTTCTACTGAAGTAATAAAACTTTCTAAAACATTATCAAGCATTGTAATAAGATCAGGAATAAAATCATCTACTACAGACCACTCATCAAAATATTCTAGGTTTACGCTAGACAAACAACAGACCGCTGTCCTTTCTTCGTTTGTGGGTAAAGTTATTTCTGAACAAAGATTACTTTGTTTTATTTCCAACCCTAGTTTTTTCTGTTCTTCGGGGAGAGCGTCATTACAGTTATCAATATTAACTATATAAGGTTCCCCGGTTTCCATTCTTGTATTAACAACTTGGAACCACAAGTCTCGGGCAGAAATTATTTTAACTGCTGTGTTGGTCTTAGGGTCTATAAGCCTCCAAGAATCATCCGCAGTCACAGCAGCTAAGAATTCATTAGTAATGATTACTGCATTATGTAAGTTTAAACACTTCCTGTTCATGTCTCCGCCAGTAGTCTTACGCATCCCAATAAACTCTTCTATCTCAGGATGATTAATATTTAAGTAAGCAGCATAGCTTCCGCGCCTAGTAATGCCTTGATTAAAGGCTAACATCTGAGAGTCTACTACGTGCATGAACGGGATAGATCCAGTAGAGCGGCTACCACTAGAAGTACCCATACCATTACTACGAACATCTCCCCAAAATCCACCAATCCCTCCACCTCCGCTTGCAAGCCATATGTTTTCATCATAATGAGAAGATAGACCATCCCTTGAATCAGGGACATAATTAAGAAAGCAACTGATAGGTAGACCCCTGCTGGTTCCGCCGTTAGAAAGTATAGGAGTACTGAAACTAAACCAGTTATTACTAGCGTACTCGTAAAGCTTCTGCCCAAGATTAAAATTAATATGTTCCTTATAAGTAGCACCAAAAATACTGGCCCTCGCAATAGCTTGTTGAGCATGTGTTTCCCCTTTCCAAAAATACCTATCTTTTAAAGTTTCTTTACTAAAGATATTTAGTAGTTTTTCTTTATCATAATCTATATGAATACCCAAATAAGGCTGTACTCCTATCTCATTTGTTGTCATCTTTATTCCTTTTTTGTTTAATTTCTTTATTAAATTTACGCTGTTCTTTAGCCTCTGCTCTATTCTTTTTCTTTAAATATTTCTCGATCCTTTCCGCTTTCCTGTCCCACATTTTATTCCCCAACAGTAACACTCAGAATAAGTCTATCTAGATACCACTTAGCTTTCCGCAAATCTTTAATGTTGTCTTTATATCTAAACCTCCATATATACTTTAGCACATTGGCGCGTAAGTATCCTTCAAATTCTTCTCTGCTTGAAACCGCCTTGATAGCATCAATACATTCTATATTACCACTGTTATAATGAAATGGACTAGAGACATCATCCCCCTCTTTCCCCTCTTTTTTATTCTTTTTTAATTGTCTATTAACTTTATTAATATAATCCCATTCGTCCGGTGTTGCATCATCTATACTCATTTGTATCTCCTAATCACTTTCGATTGTTAAAGTATTGTCTTTCCTGTATTGTATATCTACCCAATTATCAGGTAAAGAATTTTCACTATACCATTTAAATCCATTTGCTGATGCCCATTCTCCATGACTTCTTTTAGTGCCGTCCTTTCTTCTCTTAGCTTGTGGCATAGGAGAAGAAGGATTAGCAAATAAAAATACTAACTCTGTGTCTACAGGAAGTATTTTATTTATCCAAATATATTTACTGTATTCTGCAAAGTCCCAAAACCTTCCCTTAGATTCAAGTAGAATTATTTTATTATTTATAATCTTTACAAAGTCTGGCTCGTATAGATGTTCAATTATATATTCTACTTTCTGTGTGTGATGATCCCACGATTTTAAAAGTCCATTGTGTAATTCATACTCCCAATTAGAATCATATTTATTAGGAACATTTTTCTCTACTGGCCTTTTAACTCTAGGTTTTCTGGAGCCTCTTCTTATCTTTTTATTCAAGATGCCTAAGCCTCACTAAATTTATATCCATATTAGTTCTCCTTATTAAAGATTTGATTTTCTTTTCAGTCCACTTCAAAGAATAGGCACTTAGTTTAAATTGATTGTTAGCAAACAGATGTGTTTGGGGAGACAAATATTTTTCTATATTATGTGGAGTTACTTCTTTAGTTTGTTCTTCGGGCAGCAAAGTCTTGAACCACTCAACTAAAACAACCTTAGCTTGCTTCCTTATTTTTTTACATAGCTTGGAGTTCATCTGTTATCTCCGGCACGTTAGGGGTTGCAACTACTTTTGTTAAGTAGGTATATCCTCTAGCATATTTAAATGTTCTTAGCCCTTCGCCACTATTAGAATTCTTAAAGCATTTATATTTATAGTCACACCACCCACAGTTCTTATGTATTTTTTCATTCCCCTTTTGTCCTTCTGGCATTGTACTATAGCATAATTTTTCTGGCGGAGAATCTTTCTTTAATGCTTCCTTGATCTCTTTAATTTTATTAATTATATTTGGCTTGTCTAAATCTTCGGGGAGGTGTAAGCAAAGTTCTCCGCTTTCTTTATTAAGAACTAAGAACCCTCCGTTCTCTGTACCCTCAGCCTCTTCGTACCCTGCAAGCTGTCCTAAGTAACCGAAAGGATCGTCTTCTCCTAGAGTACCGTTCTTAAATTTATGAAAGGCAAAGCCTGATGCAGTTTTTATATCAATAACTTCGTTGTCTACGATACAATCAAGATGACCTGTCACCCCATCTACCACTACCTCCTTTTGTTCGCCGGTAATATCATGTCCTGACAGACGTACCAATACTAGAACTAGTTCTTCTAAGATATGTCCATAAAGAAACTTAATATGTGTCGAAGGTCTAATTTTACTTTCTTCT